AATAGATACTATATGTGCTAAAGAATGTGCAAATGAATGGGCAAATAAAATGACAGGGCTCATGGAAGATGCAGCTAAAGAAATCCTACCCAGCGGATTGCTTAAAGCTGATACAAATATTACTTCATGTTGGGAAAAATAAATAAGTATGTATGATAGAAGTACTAATAGTGATGTTCGGTTTCTTAATTATATCTATTTATCTATTTGCCTTATTTAAACTAGAATCTTACGGAGATGAAGTTCTAAAAAGGCTAGGACATATAGAATATAGGTTAAATAAGATAGAAGAACGATTTGATAATTTAAAAAAATAGATATGTCATATATGAAATGGATATCAGCTCTCGATGACTTTGAAGTAGCATACTTAGAAAGAGAGGTTGATAGAGAAACTAGGATCATAGAACTGCAGGGACAGGAATATGAACTAGAATTTATTAAAAGTGTTTTAAAAATTAAAAACAATGACAATGAAGATGAAAAAAGCGAACCTCAATAAAGACGAGGAACAGCAAGCTCATTTAGAATTGTGGAAAAAATCGGGGTGCAAGGGAACTTCGATAGCTGTTACTGGCTTAGGAAAGACTCGGATGGGTCTTTTAGCTATTGCAGAAACCCTTGAAGACCACCCCGACAGAAGAGCATTAGTTATAGTTCCAACAGAAAATCTCAGAGATAATGAATGGATTAATGAGTTTTATGCATGGAACTTAATGCATCTTTTGGGACAGGTAGAATTTGAATGTATCCAAACTGCATATAAAATGTCAAATAGACATTGGAATGTAGTAGTGATAGATGAAATTCATACTACCTTATCGCCTGAGTATCGTAAATTTTATCACAATAACACCTGGAATAGAATTTATGGCCTAACAGCGACTGTGCCTGAGAATGAAGAGTATAAAATATTATTAGGTAAGATAGCTCCTATTATATATACTACTAATACTAAAGATGCACTTAATTTGGGACTTATTTCTCCCTATAAAGTGTTTAATTTAGGAATTAGTTTTACAGCAGAGGAAGCCAAAGCTTATAATAAGATTGATAGTATGTATAATGCTGCTGTTTCTAAATTAGGAGGAATCTTTGAAGCATTTAGAAATGCTACCCTTTATAAGAACAAGGGAAATTCTGAACAAAAGAAATGGGCAAATATATTTTATGTAATGATGCAGAAAAGAAAGCAACTATGCTATAATGCTCACAATAAAATAAAAACTATTAAACAAATAATAGAAAAATTTCCTGATCGTAAAGGTCTCGTTTTTAGTGAATCTATAGATTTTGCTGAAGGAGTTCAAGAAGCGATAGGAGATGAGTGTGTAACATTTCATTCTAAACTTAAAGCTTCAGATAGAAAGACAGTTCTTACTGCATTTTCTTCTGGATATAAGCGTATTATAAGCTCTGTAAAAGCTTTAAATGTAGGCTTTAATGTTCCAGACTGTTCTTTAGGTATTTGTGCTGCAGGAAGCTCTAAAGCTTTGGATAATATTCAACGCCGTGGAAGAACTGTTAGAATGCAAGAAGGTAAGACCGCAATTTATGTGAATTTGTATGTAAAAGGAAGTCAAGAAGTTAAATGGGTTAGGAAGAGAACTCAAAGTGACTTTAATACCCAATGGGTAGATAGTATTGATGATATTAAATTAGAATAAAATGGCTAAGAAAAGTGTTCGTCTTATAGACGTTAAATTAGTTTCTCCTGATGGAGAAGAAAAAATAGTAAAAGTTGATGCAGAGCGTCAATTAGAGGAACTCCAAGCCTTGGTAAAAGGATACATAGAAGTTGTGCCCTGTACTGAAGTTGGATTAATAATGATTGTTAACGAAGAAGGTAAGCTACAGAATCTACCACTTAATATACCAGCTACTAAACTTATGGAATATAAGGGATGTGACTTTATATGTGGTAATGCAGTTCTTGTAGATGCTAACGATTTTAATTAAATATTATGATAGCAATAGGAAAACCAATGGTTTTAATTTTAATAGAAAATGATTTATCCTTTGAAGAATATTGTATTTTATATTGTTATGTTTATAATAAAGTAGATGTGTTAGAATCTTATTCTTCAGGAAGAAATATGCTTCCTGTATTTAAATTAAAAGAAAAAGGTTATTTAAACATCAAGCCTCAAAGTATGAGGATACAAGATGCTACTCCTACAAATAAAGGAACTGCATTTATTAAGAATTTAGTTGATAGTTATACTGATCAAAAAGCAGATAACCCACTTTTAGCAGACGAGAATCTTCTCGATCTGGCAGAAGATATTTATGGTGAGGAATTTAAAACATTCTTTGCTACCTATCCTGTTAAAGTAAGAAGAGTAAATGGAAGAGAAGATAATCTAAGAGAAGGAAAGAAAGAAATTAAACAACTATATCTAACTATTATACAACGAAATAAAATAAGTCCACAACGCCTGCAAAAAATATTAGAAATATACATACAAGAAAAGAAAAGGACAGGAAGTGCAGCTTATCTTAAAACTTTAAGAAACTGGCTGAAACAAGATATATGGAAGGATGTTATTGAATGGGTAGCTAATAAACAATCTACTAACAATAATAAAGACATAGATTATGGAGGAAAACTTATCTAAGGGTAATCCACTATTATTGGATTACAAGCATATCAGCAAAGCGGCTGATGAAATTATAGAGTATATAGATCTTAGAAGACAAGGTAAAATTAGATCCCTCCATACAAGGTGGGATAAATTCAATAGATGTGCAGCAGGTGGTATTGACTGGAATACAGTTATGACTATTGCTGGTATGTCTGGATCAGGAAAATCATCAATAGCAAACGAAATGGAAACAAGTTTGTTTGATATGAATCCTAGTGAGAATTTTGCCGTGCTGTCTTTTAATTTTGAAATGCTCGCTATGAAGCAGGTTGGTAGGAAACTATCATCTAAAGTAGAAAAACCTGTTTCTGAATTATATTCAAGTCATAAAATGCTTGAAACCCCTGATTTTGATTCTTTGAAGAAGATAAAAGAAGAAACAATCAGTAAATATGGTATATATTATATAGATGTTCCTGGAAATATTGAACAAATATATTATACCATTAAAAAGTTCTACTTTGAACAAAGAGTTCTAAAAGGCGATGACTTTGGTGTTGTTGTTTTCCTAGATCATACTTTGTTAACTAAAGGAAAACAAAGAGAATCAGAAAGAGAAATGTTATCTAGATTATATCGGGCTTTTATGGTACTAAAAAAGGAAATAAAGTGTATATTTGTAGTACTAAGCCAGCTAAATCGTGACATTGAAAGTTCGGATAGATTATCTAATCCAACACTACAGTATCCTATGAAGAAAGACATTTTCGGATCAGATGCAGTATTTCACGGTTCTGATTATGTTTTAATAACGCATAAACCTTATATGCTAAATTTACAGGCTTATGGCCCACATAACTTACCAGTTGTTAACCCTAAAAATTCACAACAAGCCATGATATATTGGCATTTAATAAAAAATAGGGAAGGAGCACCTGGAGTAGTGATGTCCATGCTTGATAATTTAAAGTTTAATAAGGTAGATGAATTTTTTGATTCAGGAAGAATCGAATTTAATAGCTAAAATAAATATATATGGCTCAAGAAATTTTAATTATAGGAGAAAGCGGTACAGGTAAAACCACTTCCTTCAGAACATTAGATCCTAAAGAAACTTTCATATTAAACGTAGCAAAAAAACCATTACCATTTAAAGGTTGGAAAACAAATTACACAACTATAAGCAAAGAGAATGCACAAGGAAATTATTTTTCTAGTGATAACGCTGATGCTTTAGTAAGAACCATGAAACATATTAATGATAATATGCCTCATATTAAGGTTGTTATTGTAGATGATTTTCAATATTTAATGGCAAATGAATATATGCGACGAGCAAATGAAAGAGGATTTGATAAATTTACCGATATAGGAAAACATGCTTGGGAAGTAGCACATGCAGGTAAAAGTTTGCGTGATGATATTACTTTTATCATGGTAGGACATGCTGAAGAGACCACAGATTTTAAAGGCACTAGAAAATTGAAATTTAAAACAATTGGAAAGCTTGTAGATAATGTAATCACTATGGAAGGTCTATTTACTGTTGTTTTATTTACTGATATAAATATGAATGGAGATAAAGAAGTTCAATATAGATTTCAGACTAATCAAACAGATGGTGGAAATACTTGTAAATCTCCAATGGGAATGTTTTCAGAAACCTATATACCAAACGATATGAGTTCGGTTATAGAAACAATTAATAACTATTATAAATAATAATTATGAGATTAATAGGAAAAAGGGTCGAAAGACAAAACAAGTTTGGAGATGACTATTGCATAGAAGTTCTAGAGAACGGAAAGCTTAAACTATCTCCCGCACTGATTTCTATATTAGGAGTCAATGCAACTTCTAATAAGATTGGATTTGCATATCCAGATACACCAGAAGAAAAACTTTACATATATAAATCTCCTGATAAAGACGGCGTAGCTGTTAATAAACAGGGATATGTAGTTAATCTTCCTCACTGGAGAGATCTTAAAAGTCATTTTAATGTAGCAGAAGAAGGAGAGAAATTATATATTTCTTCTCAAGAAACTATCATTGATGATTTTCTTGATTATAGATTTTTTGAAGTAAGTCAAGATAAAGATTCTGCAGATACGGAGACTGATAGGCTAGTTACTGTAGTAAATAGTGTAACAACATCTGAACCTGTAACGGAAGAGGAAACGTATTCTGAGCAAGAAGCTAAGATACAAGAAGAGTTACCAGCTCATTCTACTGACCAATATGATGAAGAAGAAATTCTAGAAGCTGTTGTGCAAGAACAGGAAGATGAAGAAGTCCAACAAGCATATTATGATATTGAACAAGGCAAAGTTCAGAAAAATATTGTTAACAATGAGGTTGAACATGTGGAGGCTCCTGGACAGGAACCTACGGGTGATTCAATGGATATTTTCTAATTTTTTAATTTAAAATTTTTTAAACATGTTTGAAATAAATTCAAATTTAGAAGTGAGGGAAACCTCGTCCACTCCCACAATACCTGTTGGTATTAATGACAATGTAACATTGGTAAGTGTTACAAAGGAGCAGGACAAAAATTCTAATCCTTACCTTCAATTCTTATTTAAGAGTGAAGATGGATCTGAATTAAAACACAATGAGTTTAGTGTTAATCCTGATTATGTCACGCCTAAGCCAGGTGAGTCTACAGATCAGGCTGTAAGCAGAAAGGTTAATTCTATGTTAATTAGAATTAAGCATATATGTACTAAATTCATACCTGCTGAAGCTTTTACTGTAAAGGCAGACTCTTTTGGAGGATTATGTGATATAATCTCTGAAAAAGTAAATGCTGCTGATTTAAGTAAAAAGGTAAGGCTAAAAGTGGTATATAATTATAGGGATTATGCATCAGTACCAAACTTTTGTCC